TGGACGAAGATAGCAAAGATACTTTACGAGGGAGAGATATATACTGCTCGTGCTTGCGATGTTCAACTCCACAAGCGAGCCAAAAGGGAACCCCAGAACTAATTACTTTTATTAAGGAGGTGTTAGTATTATGCAAGAGAAACTTGATAATATACTTGGAAAATGGGCATCTCGCAAACTTATTGTTTGGGGCACAGCCACGGTTTTTTTAGCAGTCGGTTCTTTGACTAGTGGCGACTGGGTTGCTGTTTCACTAGCATATATTGGACTACAGGGTGCTGCTGATATTGCTGCGACTTGGAGGCACGGCAAGTGAGAGGACTTTGGTACAAGATAAAGAGCAGTGCTTGGTCACTTGCTTTCTTGGTTGTTATGGTCCTTGGTATGGCTTGGTTTGTTTATAATATTTTGCGTCCCACCAAAAACAAGACTAAATACTTGGAAGGTGTTCAAGGAAAAATCAACACCGCTATAAAAGAAAACCAAATCCGTGCTAAACTAGAGAAAGATAAGATTGGAGCGATCAAGAAGATTTACGATCAAAAACTTAAGGAAACAAAAGAAATACAAGATCGTGAAGAAAGATTGAAAGCCCTAATTAGATTACACGAAGAACTAGACTTATAAGGAGACTATTAAAATGGTAGATATTCCCGTATTAGATATTGAAGATTACGACCCAGACCTCAATGAGGAACAGGAGACGGTTGAAGATAAATCGGGTGGTGCCCTAACTTACGCTATTGTTGGCGCAGGTCAAGGTGGTGGTCGTATGGCTAAAGCCTTTTATGATATGGGCTACACAAAAACCGTTGCTGTGAATACAGCACGCTCTGACCTTAATGGTCTAGATATCCCAGAGAACCAAAAGTTCTTGGTTGACGAGCACGGCGAGCAGGGTGCTGGTAAAGACCAAGCCAAAGCCGAAGCAGCCATCGAGCGTAAAGAACAAGAAGTGTTCAACAAGTTCCGTGAAGTATTCGGCAACAACGTTGATCGCATTTTGATCTGTCTCGGTGTATCTGGCGGTTCAGGTGGTGGTACAGTCAATACCCTTATCAAGGTAGCCAAGAAGTACTTCACCTACATCGGCGTTGAGAACGTTGATGAGCGTGTTGGTGTTATTGCTTCCCTTCCAACTGCTGGTGAGTCTGCTTCCCCAACCGTAGCCAAGAACGCTCACACTCGCATCACCCAACTTTGCGGGCTCGCAGAAAAAGGAAAGATCGCTCCACTCATTATGGTGGACAACGAGAAGATCAAAAAACTATATCCAAAACTTACAGTCAAGAAGTTCTGGACCACAATCAACAACACAGTCGCTGGTTTGTTCCACGTCTTCAACGTCCTAGCAAACCAAGACTCAGAATACACAACCTTTGATGCTACAGATTATGATAGCATTATGAAACAGCCCGGCTGTATGATTATGGGTGTGACTAGCGTCAAGAACCTTGAGAACGAAACTGCTGTCTCAAGTGCTCTTAAGAAGAACCTAGAGAAAACACTTCTCGCTGAAGGTTTTGACTTGACAACTGCTACAGGTGCTGCTTGTATTGTTGTTGGTAGCGAAGAGATCTTTGAAGAGACTGTTGGCTTGATGGACAACATTGAGTTTGGTTTCGATACTTTGGCTGCTTTGACTGGTGGTGCTATGGTTCATCGTGGCATCTACGAGGACGATAAGAAAGACAAGCTTGTAACTTACACATTGGTCAGCGGTCTTAAGCGACCAGCTAAGCGAATTGAAGGACTAAAGAAATTCCTAAAGAAGTAAAATGAGATTACTGGTTACAACATTATTATTGTTTTCCCTCAATGCTACTGCTGGCGAGGTCACTGAATTCAAACCTCGCCCAGCAGCAGTTGAGGAAGGCAGCGACACCTATGTCGGCATTCTATTGAGCGAAGAAGACTTCCGCAAACTCCTACAAGACAAGATCGACACCAATGCAAAAGTTGCAGAGTGCGATGTGGACAAAAAGGTTTGCACTCAACTCCAAGAGCAGTACAAACTATCCATCAAAAGTCTTCAGGAAACAATCCAAAAAGACAACACTTGGTTTAAAAGAAACAAGGGCTCCCTTGGCCTATTGACTGGTGTTGTTATTGGAGTAGGGACTTCCATCGCTATTGTAAGGGCGGTACAGCCTAGCCAATGAAAACAAGAAAAGACCCAAACTATATCGCTGCTGTAGAGAAAGCGATTACCGAAAAGTACGGCAAAGATACTGTACAAGACTTCCGCCACGAATGGAAGGAAGAAAAAGAAAAAGAGTACCTAAACCAACTCAAAGAAATGAGAGTTAAACGAGATAAGTACTCAACAAACAAAGAGGCAGTCACAGTCGGCGACGTAAAGATTACTAAACGCCGTGACCGCCAAAAACAAGACCGTACTTGCCCAGTCTGTAAAACATATTCATTTTCTAGGAAAGACGACCTATATATGAATAGGTTTAAATGCTGCCATGATTGCTATATAGACTTTGTTGTTGGTCGTGAACAATCATGGAAAGACGGCAACAGACCAACAGATGAGCATATTGAAAATGCTTTAAGGAGACGAAAATAATGGCTACTGTCCTAGACGTAATTAAAGGTTTGAATCAGGCTGCTGCAAATGCTTATGATGGAGCCTTGGATGAAAATGGCGACGCTCTACAGGTTGGACTAGACAGAGAAGAAGGTCACCCAATCATTGATAGTCGTGTAATCGACGGCTTCAAGGTCCGCTTTGCTGGGCCAAAGATGATTGTAACTTATCAAAGTGAAATGCGTGTTGATGAGATCCATCCTCGCAACCAGTTCGAAAACGAAATCAACGCAAAGTTTGCAGATATTGTTAAGTTCCTCAAGAAGGAATACAAAAAGATTACTAAAAGCACAGTATCCCTAACAGAAGATTCTGATCCAGACATTATGGTACAGACAACTTCTCGTAAGCACACTTGGGTTCAGGCTAAGAAGCAATACGCTATTGGCGGCTTTGATGGTGTAGAGCCAGTACGTATGGGCTCCGAGCGATCTGCGGAAGCAGAAAAAGATTATCACAAAAAGTTCTTGGACTTCTTGGCTCAAGAATCCAACAAGCGCCCAGAAAACGATAAGGCTCCAAAGAACCCAGAAACGCCAGAGGCATAAATGTCTTTCAACAAGAAGGAGATGATGGCGGAGATAGTCCGCTGTGGTAAAGATCCTTCGTATTTCTGTAAAAAGTATGCTAAGATCTCTCACCCAATGAGAGGGTCGATTCCGTTTGACCTTTATGACTTTCAGGAATCAGCCCTAAGAGATTTCAAAGAGAACCGATTTAGCGTCATTCTAAAAGCCCGTCAGTTGGGTATTTCCACAACAGTGGCTGCTTATGTTGCTTGGTTGATGCTTTTCCACAAAGATAAGAATGTTCTTGTCGTAGCAACCAAGCTAGGCACCGCAGCCAACCTTGTAAAGAAGATTAAGTCTATACACAAAAACTTACCAGCGTGGTTAAAAATATCTGATATTGCTATTGACAACAGGAACTCTTTTGAGTTAACTAATGGCTCCCAAGTAAAGGCCTCATCAACTTCTGGCGATGCTGGTCGTTCAGAGGCATTGTCCCTACTTGTAATTGACGAGGCTGCTTTCGTCGAAGGTATTGACGAACTATGGGCAGGTCTTTATCCTACCCTATCAACTGGTGGTCGCTGTATCGCTCTCTCCACACCAAACGGTGTTGGTAACTGGTTCCACAAAACCTACACAGAGGCAGAAGAGAACAAGAACGACTTCCACACAATCAAGCTTCCTTGGGATGTCCACCCAGAACGTGATCAAGCTTGGTTTGAAAAAGAGACAAGAAATATGTCTCGCCGTGAAATCGCACAGGAGCTTGAGTGCAACTTCAACGCTTCGGGTGATACAGTAGTTCACGGGGACGACTTAAAATTAATATTAGAAAAAGTCATTGAACCAAAACACAAAACAGGTTTTGATAGAAACTACTGGATCTGGAAAGAGCCAGAGCCACAGAATGATTATATCCTAGTTGCTGACGTTGCTAGAGGTGATGGCTCGGACTTCAGTGTTGCTCATGTGTTTGATACCCAGACTATGGAACAGGTAGCAGAATACCAAGGCAAAATCACCCCAGATATGTTTGCCCCACAATTGTACTCAATGGCTTCAGAATATAATAATGCTCTCTTGATTATTGAGAACAACTCTTTGGGTATTGGGGTATTGAGCAGGTTGCAAGATTTAGACTATAAAAATTTGTATTATAGTATAAAATCAACACATGAGTATGTTGATGAAGTATCTGCTCAAGCATTAGGAGGTGTTGCTGGTTTCACAATGTCTATGAAAACCAGACCACTTGTTATTGCGAAGTTTGAGGAATTCGTGAGAAATAAACTAATTACTATTAATTCCATTCGCCTCGCAAACGAAGTTAAGACATTTGTATGGCACAATGGAAGACCGCAAGCCATGAGGAGTTACAACGACGACCTAGTGATTGCGGCTTGTATCGGTTGCTGGGTAAGAGGAACAGCCCTGACGGCAAATCAACGGGAGGCAGATTACAAGAAGGCACTACTGACGAGTATATCCGTATCATCTACAAAGCTTAACACTAAGATACAGGGACAGCACGGCTTTAAGGGAAACCCAACATCTTTTAAAGGCACAGACGGAAAGACTCACGACCTAAATTGGATCATTAAAGGATAACCATGGCTGAAAATAATAACCAAAACCCAAGGAATAATCAATCAGCATTATTCAAGCGACTAACAAGACTATTCAGTGGTCCAATCGTAGATTACGATCGACCTGCTGTTATACGAGGCAACCGACGGGACGTAACAAAATATACATTTACTTCCAACACAGGTCGTGAATTCAAAAAGAAAGAATATCACAACCCATTTGGAGACCTTACTAATAAGGTTCTCTACAATCGCAACAAGCAGATGCGATACACAGACTTTGAGCAAATGGAATATATGCCAGAGATTGCTTCTGCTCTAGACATTTATGCTGATGAGATTACCACATCAACAACATTCAACCCACTAATCAATATTGATTGCCAAAACAGGGAAATAAAAGACATAATCCAAACACTTCTGTATAATGTCTTAAATGCCGAGGCGAACTTGTTTGGGTGGGCAAGAAGTGCTTGTAAGTATGGTGACTACTATTTGTATCTTGACATTGACGAAAAGTTGGGTATTACAAATGTAATCCCACTTCCAGTTCGTGAAATGGAAAGAATTGAAGGAACAGACCCAACCAATCCAAACTACATTCAGTTCTACTGGCAGAATGCCGAAGGAAACTCTGGTGTAACTTTTGAGAACTGGCAGGTCTCCCACTTCCGTGTTCTAGGGAATGATAAGTATGTTCCCTACGGAACTTCAGTCCTAGAGCCATCTCGCCGCATTTGGCGACAGCTTACACTCCTAGAAGATGCGATGATGGCTTATCGTATCGTCCGCTCACCAGAGCGACGAGTATTCTA